CCAAAAGCCCACAATTGACCTTCAGGTGAGTTGTTGGTAGCTTCCCTTACAAATTCACCAGCAGTGGTTGAAGTTACACCTGATGTCCCACCTTTGATTGCTTTCCAAGCAGCATTAGCAGCAGTTAAAGCACCTTTACCTAATACAGCCTCACCACCACCTACTACTGTGCCAGCTAAAGTGCCTAATGCAATGGCTTCAGGGCTAATAGTATATGGCTCTTTAAATTGTTGAGCAGATTCTATTACATTTCGTGGACCTGTCATCTCTGCAATAGCATCAGCTAACTGATTAGCCTCTTTTAATAAAGCAGGGTCATTAGGTGACGCTTGTAAAGCTTTATCTACATTACTTAAAGCATCTTCTATCTCTTGAATAGTTGCCATTTTACCTACCTTTTAGATTTATATTTTTCTACAAGAGAATTAATTGCTGACCCATCTGTTGTAGGCATTGCTTTTGGAGAATATATATTAACCAAATCAGGGTCATTAATACTTTGTAATTTACGAGTGTAGTCATTGTAAGTGGATTTTGCATTACGCTCAACTACATCTGCCAATACTTGAATTTCAGGAATAGTTAAATCATCAATCTTACCTGTTGTTGCTTTTTCTACAGTTTCTTGTTCGTAGTTAGATATAGAACCAGTACCTTTAAGACGAGCACGCGCTGTTAAAGCTAAGTCTGCTAGACCTTGAATTGCAGCACGAGTATTAGCAAGTTGTTTATCATTAGTGCCACCAGCATATACTTGAGCAACTTGAGCTAATGTTTTTCTTACAGTGGCTCCTGGTCCCACAATTACTTTATTTGAACTAATGGCTTTCCGAATATCACCTACAGCAACAATAGCATCTACTGAAGCATTAGCAGCAGGAAGTTCCGCAGAGAATATATCACCTACTTTTCCAGCAAGAGATTTATCTGTATTTACTTGAACAGATGACGCACCTGACTTAGCTAATCTAGTTTTAAAATTATCTAAATAATCCAACTCTTGTAATTCAGCATTAGATATAGTTCCTAATGCTTTTTTATCAGCTAATTCTACCATGCGGTTTTCAATAGAAGTTTTATTTAATTCTACTTCTTTGTTAATTGCTGCTTGTATATTATCAGTTAAAGTTTTATTACCTGATTGTTTAGCTATTTCTAAACTATTAGATAATTGCACAATTTTAGGTAGAGCTTCTCTATAAGCTTTATTAGCTTCTGCAATATTTTTAGAAGTTATAGCTACATCTTTTCCTTGAGCAATAGCTTGATTTTGTGCTACTTGCATATTCTGATAAGCATTGTTAGCTAACTCAGGCAAATTAGCTTGTGTAGCAGCTTGATATACAGCAAGACTTAATTTATAAGGGTCTTGAATATCTTCAGGTGACAAAGAGGATTGCACTTGTTGTAGCACATTATTTTCTGCTGTTTGTCTAGCAAGCATTGGGTCTTCTGAACCTAACAATCCACCAATAGCCCTACCAACTTGTCTACCCATTAATGACTTTTGTAAATAGCGTTGTTGTTGTGGGTCTAACTGTGCCTCTTGTATTGCTTGAGCACGGAATTGTGCATCTTGCTGTTGTTTAAACAGCTCAGGGGAAACCCCAAATAATCCTTGTACTATTTCAGCCATTATTATTCCTTCTATTTAGTAAAATACACCAGCCATGCGTTGACCACCATAGATAGCTGGGTCTACATAGGAAGATTGCCCTAGTTGATATGCTTGTACACCCTCAGTAGAAGGAAGACCACCAAATAACCCACCAAGAGTATCTCTAACCCCACCAAAATTAACTGTACCTAAAGCATTAATTCCACTATTCCAAGCAGCAGTATTAGCATTAGAGGATGCTAAACTATTTAAGTAGTTTTGTTGATTAATATTTGCATTGTAAGCAGCAGTTTGATTACCTAGTTGTCCAACACTAATACCTGTATTTAAACCTTGAGCCATAGTATTAGCACCTAGATTCTCAATACCTGTGCCATAACCCATAATAGTATTAGCGGTGTTATAAGGGTCTGTTAGGTAAGATTGACCTAAACCATAGATATTACCTGCTTGAGCTAGTTGTGCTGTTTGAATTGCACGAGCACGGTCTTCTGCACTTAATGCTAAAGCAGCATTTTGTTGTTCACGAGCTTGAGCAAGAGCATATTGTTGAGGATTGACATAACCACCACCCATACCAACACCTGCCCCTAATGTTCCTTTGCTAAACATTAAATCGTTTAAACGACTTGATTCTTGAGCACGAGCAGGTTCTAATAATGCTTGTTGTTGATTAAAATAATCTTGGGTCATTTGACCTGTATCCATACCTGCAGCTTCAGAAAATAGATTCTGACCATAGTTACGAACTTGTTCCCCATACGCAGCAGATTCAGCAGTGGGAAGGGCTGCCGTTGCTCCAGCATAATATCTATCCCTAAATGCTTGCATTTCAGGTGTCAGAGTATATGTAGCCGTTCGAGCATTTGGGTCTACTGTAGATGTCGCTATACCTGATTTTATACTATAAGGAGTAAATCCAGCAGCAGTTGGAGATTGTGCACTACCGCCTCCACCTCCTCCACCACCACTAGCCATTGCACCACCTACAGCAGATAACCAAGGTTGACCAGTAACGGCACCAGCAACTCCTGCAATTTTACCTATTGTCTTAAATAATCCCATTTTAAATCCCTTTTAATTTTAAGCAGTCTAGCGTAGCTCTGCCAACCAAGCAGCTTGATTACATGAATAGGTAGAACCATTTGGAACTATTGCAGTAATACTATTACCAGCATTATCTACAGTACTTTTAGCAGCTACAATACCATCTATAGTAAGTGTTAAAGTTCCATTAGAATACAAAGAAACCATAATCGGTTTACCAGTAGAGTTTGTATAATTCGTATTAGCTAACCTACTTACAGTTTGCCAAGTTTGACCTACTCCAATACCATTAGTTACATTTGTTGCTAAAGTAGCAGTAGCAGCATTACCAGTACAAGAACCTGAAGAACCCGTTACATTGCCAGTTACATTTCCAGTTACATTTCCTGTGACGTTACCAGTTATATTTCCAGTAAATGTACCAGCAACCGTTACACCTGCAATTGTACCACCTGTAATATCCACAGCAGATTTTGCTTGTGTACTCATATTACCTAAACCACTTAAAGCACCTGTAACAAAGGCAGTTGTTGCTAATTGAGTAGTATTAGTATTTGATGCAGCAGTTGGAGCTATTGGCGTTCCTGTAAATGTAGGGGATGTAGTATCTGCCTTACTACTTATAGCAGTAGCAATAGCATTAAACTCATCATCAATTTCAGCACCTTTAATAATCTTAGCAGGATTACCTGTAGATAAGGCATCCTTTGTATAGAAGTTTGTTGCTTTTACATAGTTTGACATTAGACCATCTTCCCTGTTTTCAAATAGATTGTTAATTGTTGTAAGCTAACTGGAGCACCTTCAATCGGAATTTCCACACCAAATTGTAGTATTTTTCCTGACCCACCTAAGTGCATAACAATATCATTAATAGCAATACCAGCAGAGAATTCACCTATGTTGTATTCTGCTATATTATACTCAGCACTTCCACCAATAAAATCTTTTGTAAATGTTCTACTACTATATGTAGTTTTATAATCAAAGCCGTATTTAAATACAATATCTTGACTTCCTGAAGCAATTACAATTACACTTGATTTTTTTAAAAACTTAAGAGTATAAGGTTCACCTGCATCAATGTTAGAAGTATAATATTCCAAACGGTATGAAGCACCATTATCAGAATATCCGAAATACTTTCCCACACCACCTGCCATACCTAGATATAAGTTTCTATCTCTAGTCTTACAAAGAGCTTTAGGTAGGAAGTTTTCCCATGTTGTTACACGAGCCGCACCATTCTCTAATGATTGTCGTAAGTCAAAATAAAATGCTTGTTTAAGTGAAGGTAATACCAAGAGATAAAAAGCATCTCTCTCAAAATAAACAGTTTTAATTTCTGTTAATGTTTCACCTGCAATGTATGCAACTAAGTCATCACGAACATTTGCTGACAAGTCACGCATCGGCATACTTTTTTCTTGAGTAACACGGTTAAAGCTACGAACACCGCTATTAGACAAGAATATTAAATCTGTACCTGTTTGCTGTATGGTGTCACGAGCAATACATCCAACACCTGTAACAACATCAGCAAGAGTTAAATTAGTAGGGTCATCAGGAGATTGATAAATTACAATGTTATTACGGCAGAATATAATAAGATAATTATTATGTGATGATATACCAACAATTTGGTCACTACTGCCAACAACAGATTCAATGTCAATTAAACCTGAACCTGTCCCTGTAAAAGCCGCACCATCTAATAATTTACTATAATAAACTGTTGTCTTAGCACCTGTTACACCTGCTACCCAATGACGACCAAAGGCTGTATGGGAACAGTCAGGGTCAAATGTAGATACACCTGTAGGTTTAGTGCCATAATCACCTACTCGTTGCCAAATGTAAGCATCCGTATGGTTTTTCTTACGGTATACAAGGAGTGGATTACCTGTTTGAGCGGCAAACCCATACATACTATTACCATAACCAGCACCTTCAGCTAGTTGTGAGAATTGCCACCTATTACCAGTAAAAGTAATTGTAAGGTTAGTTGTTTGGTCTGCTTGTTTAACTGGTAGTTCTGTAAGTGTAGTAGAACCACTATACATCTTACCACCACCACAAGAAAGAATAGTGGCTGTTAAGTCTATATCAATAAACTCAAATAAAGATTCTAAGTAATCAGTATCACTTAAAGAACCATTATTTGTAGTAACTGGGGTCCAACCCCTGCGGCTACCTAAACGACCAAACTTGTCAATAATACAGTTAGTGGCTTTTGTGGCATATCCACTCTCTAATGTCACACCACTCTCTTGCGTGTTTAACCCAAGAAAGCCAAGTGCAGCATTACTAAGAGCTTTTAAAGCCCCTGCCATTAGCAAGCTCTCCAAATAGTTTCATCAAGACGTTGGCTAGCTTCAATTGCAATGTAATCACTTAACATAGTGCGATAGCGTTGCTCTTGTTCCATAGAACCACCATCCTCACCACGCTCACTAATTGCACGAGCCAAAGACCCTTCAACAAGGATAAGTGAAGGAATTAAGATTTGTGTGGCATCCGCTTCAAGTTCAGGTTGTGGAAGAACACAGTTAATGCGAACATCATACACACCATCAGGAATAGGGAATAAGTCAATCTGACTATCACCATTGCTATCTACACCATTAAAGTTGTAGTACATTGGTGAGCCTAGTTGCTGGCTGTTTAATAAAAACTGTTGGTCAAACCACTTAGTGCCACGTTGTTGCATAACAAAGTCGTCTGTGTCATTGATTATATCCAATACACGCAAACGAGTGCCTGAATCAACTAGCACATAGTTAAACAAAGAGGAGGTGGTTGTTGCTGTTAAAGTTGTACGGAGAGCAGACCAATCCCAAGCATCTTCAATCTCTACTTTTGCAGCATTAACTAAATCACCAATAAGTTTGGAGTAAGGAGTTTCATTGACAGTTGTGACCTCGTTCTCACGAAGTCGTCTTAAAACTCTATTACATACTTCAAGGTAGGTCATAATTTATTCTCTTTTGCTAATTTTTTTGTTAAAGATATTTTATCTTTAGTTTCTTGAGTATGTTTAAAGTTTTTATTAAGTTTAGCTTTTGAGATACTTTCACCAAAAGATATATCTCGTTTTACACCTGTCATTCTTTTACTTTTAGCTTCATTAGCTTCTTTAGAATGTTTATAACCTTTTGGACTAGGATTCTTTGCTCTAGCTAATGTTCTTTTTAAAACTAATTCTTTTGTTTGAGGTTTGCCTAATTTTGCTAAAGACATTTTTAATCTAGTTTCTTCTGAAGGATTTACACCACCTTCTCCACCAGCATTTAAATTAGCTAATTTTATTTTTGGTAAAAGTTTAGAAATTAATAAAGCTTCAAATTTAAAAGCTTCTTTATGTGATAAATATTTTGCTATAATTTGAACAGTAAAGCCTTTTGCTTTTTTAACAATATTTTTCCAATAAGCGTTTCTTGAATTACTGTTATAAGCCCTATTACCTGTTCCTTTACCAATATAAAAAACTTCATTAGTATCATTACGCATATGACAATACACATAAGCAGATTCTAAGTATGTCAATTTATATTCCTTTTAATTATAATACAATTATATCACAATAGATACAATTTGTCAACCTATTTCTCACCACTTGGTTTTGTCAGCCCAATAAGCCGCACTCATCTTACCCTTAGCAATGTTAGAAGCATGACGAGCCTTAAAAGACTTCTGTCTAGCTTTTTCACTATCTGTCTTAGGAGCAGAACCAGCACCACTAACACCTTGTTGACCAAAACGAATTAGTTTCTCTTTATCTCCT